AGAGCTAGAACAACAGATCAAAGAAAAACAGGCCACATGGGACCGTTTGAAAGCCATGCCGCCGCCGGCGATTGACTAGAATAGTATTATTTGCTATAATATATGTATATTATGGTAAAAACATATCAAAATTTGCAGTTATTAGCCCATGATGTTGTGCATGAGCTAAGTATTTTAGAGAGTAGAAAACACAACCAGGCTGTCGTTTGTTCGAACAGCGGAGGATTACAATCTAGATCTACTCCAAAACGGATGGCTTGTGCCGTAAAGCAAGCAGCAGTAAAAAGAGGACTTCGGAAATCCTCTTCATTGACAAATGGTATGAGCCCGGGGAGAAACAAAACCGCGCTTAGAGAGTATGGCACTGAGGCCCGAGGTCTTGATCTGTCTCCATTCTACAACCACCTGTCAATGCGCCCATCCTGGGCATCCGCTGATGCGCTCAGTACAGCGCCGAGGAGAAGACATTGAAACTTATCTCAATATCCGACTTAGGCAGTATAGCAGTAAAGGCAATTTGTTTTGCAATAGTAGTATCAGCTGTAACCACTGTGACCGCCAATAAGCTGGACACACTCAAGGTCACTAACGAAGTGGCACGCCAGGGCTTTATCAGTGCCGCTGACCGTGCCCGACAACTAGATTGTCTCACAAGAAACATCTACTGGGAAAGTGCCACTGAGCCGTTTGAAGGCAAAGTAGCTGTGGCACAGGTCACACTCAATCGTGTAGAGTCCGGCAAGTTTGCCTCTGACATCTGCGGCGTAGTTTATCAAAAGAATGTGATCTACGACAAGGTAATTTGTCAGTTCTCGTGGTTCTGTGATGGCAGCAGCAAAGTAAGGCCCATATATCCAGCACACTGGAAAGAATCAGAAGAAGTAGCAAAAAAGGTCTTGCTGGAAGGTTTCCGACTGCCCAGCTTGAAGAACGCATTGTATTTCCATGCGGATTATATCAAACCACAATGGGGTAAACCTCAAGTGGCCAAAGTTGGGAGACACATTTTTTATGCGGACAAAATATGATAATCAAATTAGACGAGTTGTTGAATTCTGCAAGAACCTGGTTAGATCAACACTGGCCCAAAGTAAGTGCTGAAACTCTAGGCTGGTTGGCAGTAGTTGTAATACACTGTGCCACCATACCCACACTTCTTGCCTTGCTCACAGGACTCAGCGATACTGTGCCCAACTTGGACATAGTGCTGTTCATGTGGATCGGCTTGGTCTTGTTGTTTGCCCGAGCCGTGGTGCTCAAAGACATGCTGAACCTTGTCACAATTGGCATGGGTTTTACAATCCAGGCCGTGATCATGGCCATGATCCTGTTTAAATAGGTTGACCAAAAACTCGTAGTTTGTTATAATAGTAGTATGAAAAAATACAGAGTTTCCTATTATTGCATCGGCTCTAGCCGCCACAGAAAATACTTTGACACTATCAGTGAAGCCTTGCATTTTTCTGTGTATGGACTTCGCTATCCTGAAGCATTATTTGGCATTGACTTGATCGAGGACTAATATGACCATGCATCTTGAGGGTCCGTGGTTAAGCACCACAGGCAAGAAAAAAGGTCCTAAACGCTGGGCCAGTGCTGAAGCTAAACGTCAAGCCCAACAACGTCAAGCCGAATGGGACCGTAAGTTGATCGAATTTGAAAAACTTGCCCCCAAGTTCAGCACCGGTCCTTACAATGCTCCACGCAAAACCTTGTCGGACCTTATGCCCAAGACTCCTCCTGGTAGAGAAACTCCTTATATTGCCAGTCGCGACACTGGCTGGGTTCCTTGTGTAAAAGTGCAGGATAAAGAATACACAGGTACCAAAGTCAAGGGGATAGGTACCATGCACAAGTCAAACGCTGTGCCGGTATTCAGCGATGAAGAGGCCAAAGATATTAGTTCTATGCGCCGTTAATCATAAGTAAATGATAAGGAGATCAACACACAATTGGCAAAAGAAGAAGTTATAAAGATGGAAGGTGTTATAGCAGAAGTATTGCCCAACACCATGTACCGAGTTAAAATTGAAAATTTTGAAAAACCTGTACTTGCCAATCTAAATGGACGTATGCGTCAAAACAACATCAAGGTACTACTGGGAGATATAGTAGAGCTGGAGTTTAGTCCGTACGATCTCAATCGTGGCCGCATTACCCGACGCAGATAACTATGTCAGAATGGTATTGTCCACTACCTTTTAGACATGCCTATATTGAAAGTGCAGGTATAGCAGCATGTTGCCAAACTCCAAGATACCAAGTAACTCTTGATGAATGGCCCACGCACCCAGCTCTAATAGAATTACAACAAGAGTTACTCAACGGAAATAAACCCAAAATATGTCAGGATTGTGTTAGACAAGAACAGGCATATGGTACCAGTTTAAGAACCAATAGCAATCAGGATTATGACAATCAAGTGTTTACTGACACTCGTCTTGAGTTTATAGACTTTAGATCAATTAATATCTGTAACTTTAAATGCCGTAGTTGTAATCCAGTATTCAGTCACGGTATAACACAGGAAATTAATCATTATCCAGAATTGCAAAGATTTTTTAATCGGGCTCCGTCGACCAAGACAGCGTCAGTGACCGATGACAACATAGATTGGATTATGCGTAATCTTGGATCACTAAAAAGAATCATGCTTACCGGCGGCGAACCCACGGTGATTCCAGGTGTGAGAGAACTTATCAAAACAATTAAACAAAACTATAAAGATATTCAAGTCTTGATAACTTCAAATGCAAGTTTTCAAGACGATTTTTGGTTTGAAATCACTGAGCAATTACCCAACCTGCATTGGACCGTAAGCATTGACGCTGTTGGCCCTTCTGCCGAAGTTGTCAGACACGGATCTAACTGGACTGTGATTGAACGCAATGTGGCCTGGCTAGCACAGCATGCCAACAGCCTGGATATAAATTCTGTGGTATCTAATCTGACAGTATTTGGCATCAAACCGTTGTTGGAATTTGGCCGTCATATGCAACGACTCAGTGTTACACCTGTTGGGCGGCACGGTGATCTAGGATGCCGCCATCAGTTTTTTGTTTGTCAACGCCCGTATCATTTAGCAGCCGACAATTTGTCCGAAGAATTACTACCTTTAGCTGTGGATTATTTAGAATCTTGTTTGACACTGGATTTAGATGATGAACAAAGAAACATGTTGACTGGGCTAATTGCTCAGGTTAATTCTGCTAAATTTGATCCAACATTATGGGAAAGAAGTCAGTCATACAATCAAACTCTAGATCAAATCAGACACGAAAATCATTTGATATTATACAAGGCACACATATGAAAACAAAAATAGTTGGATTTGGAGATAGTTTTGTTTTTGGCAGTGAACTTGACAACAACAATAACGGACAACAGAGTTGGATTGGACAAGTTGCACGTTGCTTAGGTGTTGAGTATGAAACTACAGCAGTGCCTGGGTGCGGCAACGAAAATATTAGCCGTCAGATATTAACTTATTTTTCGAACAACCCCGGCGACAATGTATTGGCCGTAATCAACTGGACCTGGGGAGCCCGTTGGGATTTTTATATTCCAGGAAAAGAAACATGGACAACTTTAGGATTGAGCTGTGTACCGTCTAAGCTAGCACCATTGGTTGGTTTAGAAGAAGCAGAAAAAGTTTTAGAATTCTATGGAAAATATCCCGGATACAGTACATTATGGGACAAGTTTAGAACCTTACAAACCATTTATTCCGCACAACAATTTTTAAAACATCTCAATGTTGTCAGCATACAAACATACATGGATGCTGAAATGTGGGATACTACTTGGCATGCGCCGGACTATATTAAAACCCTACAGAATCTCACCAAGGAACCTTTACAAACTTTTGAAGGATTAACTTTTTTAGACTGGAGTTACAAACATGGATTTACTGTGACTGATCCTGGATTACATCCACTTGAAGATGCTCATCGGGCCGCATGTGATTTGTGGATAGATACTTATGCACAGGCACTAAAAGCATAAATACCCTTATGCACCACACCATACGTCAAGATCTAGATTTGTTAGAAGCCACAACTCGGCCGGCCAAGCTGGAAACTACACCTTTGCCCTATTCAGAAAAAGCCTTGGATCCTGTGCTGAGCAAGGCCAGCATCGACTATCATTATGAGCACTTGGCCAAAGGCTACGCCAAACGCTACAATGCCGGCGAAGGCAATGCAGATTTTAACCGTGCCGGATCGTTTTTACACAACAAATTCTTTCCACAATTACAAGCACCCAAAGGTGCTAACCGCCCCCGAGGTGCTGTACTAGAACTAATTGAAACCAACTTCAAAACCTATGAAGATTTTAAAGCAGAATTTAAAAAAGTGGCCATGGCTGTGCAGGGATCAGGCTGGGTATATCTCAGCACATCGGGCACGATTAAAACCATACCAAACCATCAGGTTAGAACAGATATCTGTGTACTCGTCGACTGGTGGGAACATGTCTGGGCCTTAGATTATCAGTGGGACAAAGAACGCTATCTAGATAACATCTGGAAAATTATCAATTGGAATGTCTGCTCGGAAAGACTATGATCACAATAACTGAAAACGCAGTGGCAAAAATTAAAGACATTATTGCTGAGGAAAACAATCCAGCACTTAAACTACGAGTGTTTGTGCAGGGTGGTGGTTGCTCGGGCATGCAGTATGGTTTTACCTTGGATGAAGTAAAAAACGAAGATGACTGGGATCTGGACTATGATGGAGTTCAAGTGCTGGTAGACAGCATGAGTGGTGGTTATCTTCAAGGTGCAGAAGTAGACTATAAAGAAGATCAATATGGTGCTACTTTTAGTATCAAAAATCCCACAGCAGTAACAACCTGCGGTTGCGGCAGCAGTTTTAGCCCAGAATAAATCTCACATAGACTAGTCTAGCAATCTGGTAAATACAAGCCAGAGGACACAAATCTATGGCTCAACTAACGATCGTTACCACACCCGCAAATTCTGGTGATGGTACCCCATTAGCAACTTCATTTAACTATTGTAACAGCAATTTCAACGAGCTATATGCTCGATTTCAAGTTGATCCACCTGCCAGCTTAGTTGGCACCATTGGTGATGTTCCAGGCATGTATGCCTCGGATTCAGAATATTTTTATTATTGTTTTGCGGCGTATGATGGTTCTACCACTATCTGGGCCCAGGTCACCCAGATAGGTAATGTGGCTCTGAGTTCAATCTCTAACGGCACCAGCAACGTAGAAATCTCAGATATCAGTGGAAATGTAACTGCCAGCGTTGGCGGAACTGCCAATGTGGTAGTGATATCCACAGGTGGGCAACAAACACTGGGCACCATATCGGCCACTGGAAACATTACCAGTGGCGGATACTTTTTGGGTAACGGCAGTCAACTTTCTGGATTGCCTCAATTCTATACCAATGCCAACGTGGTTGCTTTGTTGTCCACGTTTGGATCCAACGTTATTTCAACCACTGGAACTGTCACAGCAGGCAACGTTAACGGTGGAAATTTACGCACCGGTGGGCAAGTAAGCGCCACCGGCAATATTACAACAGATCAATATTTTGTTGGAACCTTTTTTGGCAACGTCACTGGAAACTTTGTAATACCTGGTTCTAACACACAGGTTGTCTTTAACACCAGTGGTAATGCTGATGCTGTTGCTGGGTTTACTTTTAATAAAGATTCAAACACTTTAATTGTTCTGGGAGTAGTCAGCAGTTCTGGCAATGTGATTGCCGGCAACGTTTCGACCGCT